CGCGGTCTCGCGCACTACGCCGAAGGCGACCTTGGGCCCATCTACGGCCATCAATGGCGCCACTTCAACGCGGCATACGAGAATCACGAGACGGATTATACGGGAAAAGGAGTAGACCAACTCGCCGAGATTATTCGGTGCCTGAAGCACCCCACCGAGAGATTTTCGCGGAGACTGATTATGTCCGCCTGGAACCCGTGCCAATTGGACGAGATGGCCCTGCCCCCGTGTCATATCCTATGCCAGTTTAATGTTGATAACCAGAATCGCCTTTCGTGCGCATTGTATCAACGCAGTGGTGATGTGGGTTTAGGTGTTCCATTCAATATCGCATCCTATAGCTTTTTGACGCACATCCTCGCAAAACATTGCGGATTGGTCCCTCACGAATTCGTATATCATTTAGGAAACGCGCATATCTATGACGACCATATGGATGTAATGAAAACACAATTATTGCGTCGTCCACACGCGTTTCCGAGGGTTGAAATCTCGGTTTTGAGAGATGACATCAATGACTATATATTTTCTGATTTTTGCGTATTAAATTATGAAAGTTATGACGCATTGAAGATGAAAATGCGAAAATAATATAGAATTAATGTGTTATTACATTTTATAATCTTTACGACCGACCGACCGACCGACCGACCGACCGACCGAGCGAAATGAGTGGTAATGCGGCATTGTCAGCCGCGCGAAAGCGTAGGGCTTCTTCTTCTCCGATGGGCGCTGGTGGTGGCGCACAATCATCGGCACAATCGTCCGCCTATTATAATAGAACAACGCCTACGGCGCAACAGCTGATGAACCAAACATTTCCTGAACATAATCCCCAGCCACAATATACGCTTCCGCACGAATCTTCCCCAAATGTGCCGATAAATATATATGAAAACATAGAACTGATTAAGCAACAAATCGCCGCGCGAACCAAAGCGATACAAACACAAGGAAACACGATACCTCCTGACAAATTACGAATTCTTCAAAAACAAAACGAAATCCAAACCCAAATTCTTAAACAAAAGATGGCAATCGCACAACAGATGGAGCAGGCAGAACAGCAACAAAAGGGAAAGCGCGAACAAGAACAACAGTATCAACTTGCGCAAATGGCGATACCATCTATCGACGAACCCGAGTTTATTTATGAAAAGGGAATACCGCGAAAGAACCCGAAATATAAAACTCCAGCTGAAATAGAAGCAATCAAACAGGCGCGAACACAGGCGCGAGCACAAGCGTCGGCACAGGCACTACAGGCACAGGCACTACAGGCACAGGCACTACCGGCACGGGTACAGGCATACCCTCGGACACAAAGCCAAATGACGCCCTTCGTGAGTATGATAAACGAAACAGGCGTATTTCCACCACCAATTGTTATTTTAAAATCCCACGACGCCAAACTGGAAGAACACGATAATGTGATACATGATATTCTCCAGCAGTTGGATTATTTACATTCGTCGGCGTCATCGGCGTCGGCGTCGGCGTCGGCGTCGGCGTCGGCGAATAGTCTTCCGGCCATAAAAGAAGATAGCGCGAATAGAGAAACAGGCGCCGATAATGGCGCCGATAATGACGCCGACGAAGAGGAAGAACAAGAGCTGTTGATGGAAGTTGTTATGCGAGATTTAACGAATAGTCGTGAATTTGTAGAAGGTATTGTAGATAAGATTGTTAATGATACGAATCTATCGGACGTGATTATGAAGATTGAACCACTTGTCAAGGAAAACCAAGAATTGCGTTCTCTCATCCATTCACAGCAACAAATGATGAACGAAATGAATACAATGTTATTGCGCCTATTGAATACAACTGGGTCATCGGCGACGTCGGCGTCCCCCGAACCAAACGAACCAATCGTCTTTCAAGATAATGGGTTGGATGGGGATGGATTGTATCAGCCTGAAATGACCGAAATTGTGCTGTCTAGTTCATCCGGTATTGTTGTTATTGCTGACCCAGATACAGAATCCGCGCAGATTATTGACGAGGCACCCGCCGAAGCCGAGGAAGCACCCGAGGAAGCACCCGCCGAAGCCGAGGAAGCACCAGAGGAAGCACCCGAGGAAGCACCAGAGGAAGCACCCGAGGAAGCACCCGAGGAAGCACCCGAGGAAGCACCCGCCGAAGCCGAGGAAGCCCCCGAGGAGGAAGCCCCCGAGGAAGAGCATTCCGAAATGCCGCATTTTCCAGAACAAATCTCGCTCGTTATAAACGAAATCTAATCACGCGTAAAAAAAAAGAAGTATAAATATGAATATGTAATAGTATTCATACTTACAATGCTAGTCATTTCTATTTTTATTTTTTGTATCGTATTATTTCTGTATTTACATATCCATTTTCATCTGAAACGAAGTAATGATTTAGAAGTCTATGAAATAGAACAACCTTCCAAACAGCGTTTAGAGGAAGTATGTGATATACGACAACCGACTACATTTGAGTATTATAATGAGCAAGTATTAGGCCAATTATCTTACCAGGGAATTCATACGAATTATCGCGCATTTGATATCAATATTCGCGATGTTGGGAAAACCAAAACACAGCAGAAGGGGACTGAAAATGAAGTTGTATTATACATTCCAGTTACATTCAAAATCGCACACGAAGTCTTGAAAAAAGACACAGAAATGAAATACATTAGCGAACGAAATACGGATTTTATAGATGACACTGGACTCATCAAAATCTTCCAATTAAACGACGATTTTCTGCGACCCTATATGGTTTCTGCATGTATGTATGATATTATGATGGCGTCTATTGGAACTACAACCCCGCTCCGCTATGAAGTGAATTATCGCAATTATTTCCTGGTGACACAAGGGAGCGTGAAGATACTGTTAATCCCGCCCAAAGACACGCGGTATTTATACCCAATCAATGATTATGATATTTTAGAATTCCGATCGCCAGTGAACCCGTGGAAGGTCCAGCCCGAATACCAGGACGATTTTGATAAAATAAAGACACTTGAGGTGGAATTATTCCAGGGGATGGTTATGTTTATTCCCGCGTATTGGTGGTATAGTATCCAGTTTAACTCTCACGAAACGAGTGTTTGTTCTTTTAAGTATCGCACACATATGAATACGCTCGCCATTGCGCCACAACTAACATTGAATCTCCTACAGAATATGAATATAAAGCGCGATACGCTTGAAAAGCGGGCCATCGCTAAAGAAGAGTTCCAGGATACAACAGTGGCAGGTGATGCTAATGCGCCACCCTCTCGTCACAAGGACAACACCGCGGTCGCGCTCGCCACCGCGGGGGTGGCTATACCCGAATACACCCCGTCCGTGGACGAGCAATATTTACCCAAATCATTACGCGGAACTAACCCGTATAGTATTATGAATGCGATGACAGATAATGTGCCGTCGGCGTCGGCGTCGGCGATGATAGAGGTCGGCAATCTGGAGACGACACTCGCGACCGCGGTTACCTCCGCCGCCACAGACCCCCCTAAAAACGACGGCGTAAACGCAACCGGGCCAGAACCGACGAAGGCGACGGCGACGGCGTTGTAATACGGATCTGGCTATGGCTACGCCGTCATATCTTTCAATAAAAGACACACCTCGCTGATTGGGATACAATCCACCGATAAAATTTCTGTAAATAATTCATTAAGTTTTTTATGAGCTATAACCCCAATGATTAAAGGTGACACATACCTATCCGATGTGAAAAAATAATCCGGGTATTTGTAATAATAATTATAGAAATCGTGATAAATATACATTGTGATAAACATAACGCCGAGCGACCATACATCGTGTTTGAGCTGAAGCGTCTTCCAATGATACTTACTGGTTTTATTTGTATCGCGGATATTTTTGAATTCGGGGTGACAATATGGAATCGTTCCGCCAGTGCCAACGCCCACGTCACGAATGCCCGATAATCCGAAATCAATCAAATATACCGTGAAATTCTTACATTTTTCTGGATGATTGATATCAAAATTGTTGTGTTCTCTAATGAGAATATTGTCAGGCTTGATATCGCCGTGAACGACGGATGACGCGTGAATATCCTCCAATAGTCGCGCACATCGTTCAAATAATTTAACATAAAAAGGATGTTGTATTGTTGAGAATTGTTTATATACGGTATTTCCGATATTATCCTTTACCCAATTGTATAATGTCACTGTATTTTTTACATAATGCTGGATACTAAATGAGATCGTATTACTACGTAGTTTATTATATAATAACAGCGCTTGGGTTGAGAGTTCGCCCATACCTGGGTGAATATTCGCATTATCGTAATAACTACATCCGCACATCTTCTCGCGACAGTCGCATATTTCATTTTTAAGATTTCGTTTCGTGTTTATATAGACCAAAAAAGGGCGGATAATAATATCTCCTGGTGTTTCTCGTAATGCGGTTATGACCTCGTTTTCGTTGATAAAACTATAAGGCGAGTCGTCAATACGCAGGATATAGTCATTATAACGAAATACGCCGATATATTGCGCAGTTTTATCCGAATGATATTTCTTTTTTTCTTCAAAGAGGTCGCGATATATATTAAGCGCAATGATGATATACAATAGTCGCATCTTGATTTTTAAGATCTCTGAAGCACCTGGAATCTTACGAATCGCTTCTTCATATCGGGGTTCCAGTATAAGATATTCTATATCAATAGAATGTATATTTATGATTCGGAGAAGTGCTTGTAACTCGTAATCGTTTTTTACTGTTTTATTGTCAATTTTAGCGCCAAACATTGTGACTGTGTCGCGGTCGTTGTCGTTGTCGTGGTCGTGGTCGTTGTCGTCGTGGTTATGGTCTAACATACTTGTTGAACCGATCACGACCTCGTATTGTCGCGTTCTTGATACACTATGTTTACTTTTTAATTTATTGCGTATGTTATTTTTTATTTTATAGAGAAATGATAACATATATAGTATATGAATACACACCTTTGTGTCTATATATGTTATTTACGCTTGGTTGATGGAGTCGCCGAATGTGCTTTCTTGGCAATATGTGATATATAAAAACCCGTCGGCGTCTTTATGTTCATCATAGATTGGTCCAACCATGGAAGTTATGGGGAAAAGCTTGTTATTGATAAACATATAGAGCGCCTTTTCTGCTGGAAAATGAATACGCTTGCGTATAATTTGCTGAAGTTGTAGTAGCGTCAAATCTCTCGGTGTGATGTATTTTGACTTGTCAATCGGGAACGCATCGCGGTCATTGGCGGAGGGTTTGATAATGAGCGGGACGCGGTCTGGGTATTTTTCAAGAATATGCTGAGATTTTTTGAGGCGTTCTAAATGGTCGTTCACCGCGAATGCGGGTGCGGGTGCCGTTACACCGGCGACGTGATTATTTGTATATAATGTTTGCGGGTATGAAAATGATGTTGTAGTATTCATAATGTATTTCTGTATATATGACACAAAATATATATTTATACCTATATTACACTAGCTGAAAAGAATTTCAATACACAATAAATTGAAATCTATTAAGGGTGTATGTCATAATATAAACAAACAAGGATGGCCTCCGCAATGTCTCACGATATCCGTAAATATACTACAGTTGTAAAGAAACAGTCTGAGACCGACCATCATCC